ATGGAGGTTTATCAATGTTAGTAACTCGTGTAGTTACTGGATCTTTTAGCCCAGCAACAAGTTCAGCGATGACTGCTTTAGGTGTAGCTGATGACCCAACAAAATTATTATCTCCATTTATTCTAGAAACCCTTTCAGAAGGAGAATTAATGAATAATGATGAAGGTGCTGATACTGAAATTTCTGGTGGAGCAATGGTATCTGGATCTCAATATAATATAAGATGGGAAATTCCACAAGTAAACTCAGCTTCAGGACAATTTAGTTTAATAATCCGTAGAGGTGATGATAGAACAGCACAAAAAACTGTTTTAGAACAATATAATAATTTATCATTAGATCCACAATCTTCAAATTATATTTCTAAAGTAATTGGGGATATAGATTATTCATTGGCACAAGATGGAACAGATTATTTTGTACAAGAATCAGGATCATATAATAATAAATCAAGATATGTAAGAGTAAAACAAGTAAATTATAAAACTCCACAATATTTTGATAATACAGGATCTCCAAAAAATGAATTTACAGGATCACTTCCTTCAGTACAATCAGGATCATTTGGTGATGCAGTAGGTTCAAATGTAGTTACAGACCGTGCGATGAATTTTTATGAAGATATCAATGGAACGGATTCACAAGGTATGACAGGTCCATGTTATTCTGACGTAATTAACTTGCTATCTAATCAAGATGAATATCAATATAACATTATTGCAGCCCCAGGTTTAATAAACGCATCTACGGGTCATGCTACAGAAATTACGTCAATGGTTAATAATTCTATTGCACGTGGTGATAATATGTCAATAATTGATTTAGTAGAATATAATGCTCAAGTTGCAGATGTAACTGATCAATCAGCAGGATTCGATAATAGTTACTCAGCAACATATTGGCCATGGCTACAAACAGTTGATCCAAACACAGGAGAATTAGTATGGGTACCAGCTTCAACAATGATACCAGGAGTAATGGCTTATACAGATGCTTCAAGTGAACCATGGTTTGCACCAGCAGGTATTACTAGAGGAGGATTAGGTCAAGTAGTTAGAGCTGAAAGAAAATTAACAGTAAGTCAAAGAGATACTTTATATGAAGCTAATGTAAATCCAATAGCATCATTCCCACAACAAGGAGTAGTAGTATTCGGTCAGAAAACATTACAGAAAAGAGCAAGTGCTTTAGATAGAATAAATGTTAGAAGATTGTTAATACAACTTAAAGGATATATTTCTCAAGTAGCTGATAATTTAGTATTTGAACAAAATACAATAGCAACAAGAAATAACTTCTTAACACAAGTTAACCCATATTTAGAATCAGTACAACAAAGACAAGGATTATATGCTTTTAAAGTAGTAATGGATGATAGTAACAACACACCAGATGTTATTGACAGAAATGAATTACTTGGTCAAATATTTATACAACCAACTAGAACAGCTGAATTTGTTATACTTGATTTTAACGTATTACCAACTGGAGCAACTTTCCCAGCATAAAAAAAAAAGAATCAAATATTTATAATAGATAAAAAACATACATAAAAATGGCAGTATTAGATCCAAACGAAATATTTTTCACAGCTTTTGAACCAAAACAAAAGAATAGGTTCATCTTATATATAGACGGGTTTCCATCTTATATAATGAAAGGTGTAGGAGCTGTAACATTAACTCAAGGAACAGTACCTTTAAACCATATTAACGTTCAACGTTTTGTGAAAGGTAAAACAACTTGGGGAGAAATTGAATTTACATTATTCGATCCTATTACTCCTTCAGGTGCTCAAGCTGTTATGGAATGGGTAAGATTACACCACGAATCAGTAACAGGTAGAGATGGATATAGTGATTTCTATAAAAAAGATTTAACTGTAAACGTACTAGGACCTGTAGGTGATATAGTATCAGAATGGATAATTAAAGGAGCATTAATAACTTCAGCTAATTTTGGAGATTTCAATTGGGATACTGAAAATGCAGCTCAAGAACTTACAATGGCTGTACAACCAGATTATTGTATATTAAATTTCTAATACAACTACCCCTTATATACTTTGAAAAATAGCTTGGCTTTGGTCAAGCTTTTTTTTATATTCATATGTATCAACGATAAAAACGTTTTAACTAAATAAAGATTATGGCTGAATTTAAATTCCCAACTGAAGAAGTAGAATTACCCTCAAAAGGTTTAGTATACTCAAAAGACAATCCCCTTTCTAGTGGAAAAATAGAAATTAAATATATGACTGCTAAGGAAGAAGATATTTTATCTAACCAAGCATATATTGAAAATGGCACAGTATTAGATAAATTAATAGATTCTGTAATTGTTTCTAAAATTAATTCAAAAGATTTAATTATAGGAGACAAAAATGCAGTAATGATTGCTACTAGAATTTTAGGATATGGGGCAGATTATAAAGTATCAATTAATAATAAAACCGAAGAAATTAACCTTTCAGAATTAGAAAATAAACCATTTGATGGTTCTGATATGATAGATGGAAAAAATGAATTTGGTTTTACATTACCTCATAGTAATACTCCAATTACATATAAACTTTTAGATGGTCATGATGAGAAGAAAATTGAAAGAGAATTAAAAGGATTAAAAAAGATAAATAGAAATGCTTCTCCTGAAGCATCTACAAGATTAAAATATACATTAACTTCTGTTAACGGAGAAACTGATTCAAAATCAATCAGAGAATTTGTTGATAATTATTTTCTAGCACGAGATGCTAGAGCATTTAGAGATCATTTAAGACAAACACAACCAGATGTGGATCTTAATATAATCCTAGATAGCGGAGAGGAGGTAGCAGTCCCTATAGGACTTAACTTTTTTTGGCCTGACTTCGGAGACGGCTCCTCAAATTAGAGTAAGTGTTTTTAAACAAATCCATGAAATATTATTCCATGGAAAAGGTGGATATGATTATGCATCAGTCTATAACATGCCTCTTTGGCTTCGTAAATTTACTTTTATACAAATAAAAGAATATTACGATCAAGAACAAAAAGCAATGAAAGATGCAAAAGATGGTAAAAAAACATCTTTAGTGGATTCTGAAGGAAAAGTTAATGTCCCAGAGTTTAAAAAAACAGAAAAAAATTATAAAGGAAAGAGCAGCTACAAATAGCTGCTTTTTTTAATATTTATAATAAAATACTCCTTAAATGGCTACTAACGACGAATTAAAAAAGGGATCCGATTTATTAAAAGACCAAGTTATAGAAGTTGGTTATTTAGATAATGCCTTTAAAACTTTATCTGCTACCATATCCTCAGCAATAGATGCTGCTATAGATGATATGCAGGGGTTAGATGATGTAACTCAAAAAGTAGCTAAATCTTACCAAAGAGATATTACAAGTTCTATAAATAAAGCAACAAAAGGTTTAGAAGATCAAGTTGATTTAACCGTTAAAATTCAAAAAGGTCAAAATGTTGGTAAAGAACTTACTTCTAAAATTGAAAGAAATGAAGCTAGAAGACAACTTACTCTTAAAAAAATATCAAATTTAGAAGGAGTATCTAATAAAGATAAAAGAAAACTACTTGGTACGGCTAATGATGTATTTAAGGCAGAAGAAGCAGCTTTAAAAGCATTATTAGAACAAAATGAGGCCGCTCAAAAGAATAAAAGTTTATTACAAATTGCAAAAGAAAATGCTGGTGGTCTTTTAGATAAAATGGATAAAACTGGTACCGCCTCTAAAATATTAAGTGGTGGAATCAAATCTGTTGTTACCCCAGCTCGTTTATTAGAATTAGCAGTATTAGGTGTATTTAATGCCATGGTTTCTATTGATAAATTAAATGGAGAACTAGCTAAGGGCCTTAATATGTCATATAGTAATGCTGCGGCATTATCATCAGAATTATCTACGGCCGCAAATATGTCTGGTGCCGTAAAATTAACAGCTGAAGGTTTAGGTAAAGCTTTATTAGCTGTTAATGACATTACAGGAGTATATACTACTGAAAATTCTAAAAATCTTCAAACATTTCAAGAATTACATAAAGCCTCAGGATTGACATATGAGCAAATGGGTGGTATCTATTCAGTTACTCAAGCAACTGGAGGGGATTTAAAAAAGAATACAAAAGAAGTTTTAGCTCAATCAACTTTAACTGCTCAATCCTATGGAGTTCAAATA